GCTCGTGACNTCCGGTCTCAAGGCCATCAAAGAGCAGCGAGACGACGATGAGGCGGCCGGAGGCGCCGAGCCGGTATCCGAGGACCCCTACGGCGAGGCACCCCAGCCGGCCGAGGGAGGAGGAGCGGGATGAGCCTCCTAGCCCTCGCCCCCGTCATCCGCCCTTACGATCCCGAGATCGATGAAGCCCTGGTGATGGACAGCTGGTGCAAGGCGATCACCCTCAAGTGGGTAAAGCCCCGGGCCGGCGCCGGCAAGCCGATCAAGATCCGCCCCTTCACCAACGCCCAGCGGCAGCACAAGGAAGTCCACCGCGGCATGATAGAGCTCCTCATTAACCGCTTCCCGCCCCTGATAGCTCATCCCAAGGGTTACCCCGATCAGATCTACGGCTACGCCTGCGGCGGCGTGGTCGGCCCTATCAGGGTGCTCCACATGGCCTATACTCGGTTTCCCTTCCGCAAGAAGGGGATCATGGCCGCCCTGCTCCAGGAGATCTGGAGAGAGCACCAAGGCCCCGGGTTTTTCACCTACGAGACCCGCCTCAAACGAAATAACGACTTATGGGCTCATCTGTGCAAAAAGCACAACGTGGCCTGGAANCCCTATGTAGTGGCTTTTTCCGGAGGCTGAACCGATGACCGACCTGAAGCTAAAGATCGCCCCCTCGGGCTCCAACGTCCTGATCCGCACCATGCGGAGAAAGGGTGAGACGATTGCCGAAGGCACAGAGGACATCGAGGGGACCGACGCCGAGGGAAACAAAACCTTCGGCCTGGCCATCCCGGAAAAGCACGCCCGGCAATATCAGATGAGCCTGTGCAAGGTGGAAGCCGTGGGCCCAGGGCGCCTGCTCCCCTCCGGCGAGCTCGCCCCCATGAGTTGCAAGCCTGGAGACGTGGTGATCGTAGGCGCCGAGCCGATGCACCTGCCCAACGAGATTGATCAGGAGTTGATGGCCATCGTGGATGACTCTCAGATCCGAGGCGCGATCACCGGCGGCCTGGACGAGGAAAACTACACGGTTGGGATCACGCTGTATGAGGAATACCAAAACGCCATGGCAGCGAAGGCCGAGCAAGAGGCCGCCATGGGTGGAAACCAGATCTACCAGGCATAGAGGAGAGCCATGGCACCCCCGAAGACAAAGAAAACGATCCAGTTGGCCAGGATGCAGCCCGGCACCGGAAACGAGGTATTCAACGAGAGCATCAAGCTGCATCTGGAGCGCACCGCGCACGGCCTGGAAGTCCATGACCTGCAAGCGGGCATTATGGACTTTTACCCCATGCACATGATCAAGGTGATCCGCTACATCTCCCCCACGCCGGCCCCCGAGCCAAAGACTGGCAAAAACCAGTCACCGGGCCAGGAGCCGCTCCCCTCCTAGTTGCGCCCTTGGTCCGCGGCAGCCCGCAAGAGGGTAGCGGCTCGAATCGTTACCCTCTTTTTTGCTAACCAGCTAGCGGCAGCTGCGGACAAAAACCGCCGCAAGTGCCTCTGGACCACCCGCCGAGCGGGTAAGACCTTTACGATCATTGCAGACATGATGGTCAAGGCGCTGTACGCCCCCCACAGCATGAGTGTCTTTGTCTCGCTCACCTTTGATGCCGCTGAGTCTATCGCATGGCCGATCCTAAAAAAGATCTGCCGCATCGTGGGCCTTGAAGAGGGCCGAGACGTCCGATTCCAGGAGCAGAAGCTGAGAATCACCCTCCCGGGCGGTGGAACCATCCAGCTCTACGGCGCCAACAGGCTGGCGGCTATTTATAAGCTCTACGGCCGCGCGATTCTCTCTGCCGCGGTAGATGAGGCCGCTTTTATGCCGGCTGTCTGCTCTGACTTGGTGGATGACGTGCTCTACCCGGGCACCCTGGACCATGACAACGGCACGATGTGGATCGCCAGCATCCCGGGCAAAATCTCGATGGGTCTTCACTACGAATTGACGCATCAATTCAACTATGAGGACATCTTCAGCGGCCGCCGCCCCCATGCCACCCTCAACGCCCCCGAGGCCGAGCTGTGGAGCGTTCATACCTGGACCACGGCCCAGAATCCGCACATGTCGCGCCAGTTCGCGGCCGAGATAGACGAAAAGAAGCGGGTCAACAAGAGCTATATGAAGGACCCCAACACCCTGCGAAATTATTTCAAGGCATGGGTGCAGGAGCTCGGAGAGAAGGTCTATCGCTTCGAGCCATACGGGATTAACAAATATCCGCACGTCTGGAGCCCTCACCCGGCTGATAATTACGTGCTGGGGGTTGATACCGGCTGGAACGATGCCAAGGCGTTGAGCTTGAACGGATGGCGCGAGAATAACCCTCACCTGGTGGAGGTCTGGTCCTGGAAAAAGAGCTTTTTGCTCCTAAAGGACTTCGCCGCAGAGATCCGGGAGGTCCAGGCGGCCTATCCGGTGGACGCTTCCGAGGGAGGCCGGTTTCAGATCGTAGGGGACGCCTCCAATCGCGAGGTGTTCGAGGAGCTGCGCAGGGCCCACAACATACCCATGATGGAGGCTGAGAGGTGGGACAAAAGGGCCTGGATCGACATTTTTAACAGCGAGGCCGCTTCTGGGAACATCTTGGTTCAAAAGCCGGAGAAGAGCCCCTCGGTTCACGAGACCCTCAAGCTGGTTAAAAAATTCCGCCCTGACGGTACGTGGATCGAACAGCCCGGAATGCCCAANGACTGCTGTGATGCCCGGCTTGTGGCCTTTCGGCATGCAAGGCACTATCTGCGGGGCGAAGTCGAGCCTGATACAGTGCTCACACAGAGAGAGCTTCACGCCATCGAGACGAAGAAGCTTAAGCAGGAGTACTTAGACAGCCAGGAGCAGGGCCAGGAGGCATGGAATGAGTTCTAACGACGGCATTGATATCACCCCGGCTGATGAGGATTTCCATTGGTGGGAGACGGAGGAGCCCCACTCCCAGGTCCTAAACACCCTGGCGGTGCTCTCCGGGGAGACCGATCAGAGAAATCGCAAGTTTAGAAGGTTTATTAGCACCTACCTCAACAAGGATTGCGCGGGCTGGGGCCCCGGAGCGGAGATCACCGAGAGCCAGACATGGCGCAATGATCTGCTAGGTGAAAAGTTCCTCTTTTTGAACCCGGCTCGAAACGTGGCCGAGACCCTCGGCGCCCGCATCTCCTCTCAGAAGATCACGCCTACCTTCCTTACCAGCATCTCAGACCCGAAAGCCTACAAGCTGCAGCGCCAGGCCAAGCTCCTTCAAAAGGCAGTAGAGGCCGAGTGGTATTCCGCGAAGCTTTACAGGATCGCCAGGCGCGTGTTTAACGATGCCTCGGTGCTCGGCTTTGGCGTTATGGCGGTGTTCGTCAAGGATGACAAGGTGTGCTTTGAGCGCGTGTTCCCGGGCAACATCATCGTTCCAGAGCGCGATTACCTCACCAGCGAGCTCCCCCGGACACTTTATCAAAAGGCCTATGTCTCGGCCCAGGTCCTGCTCGCCCAGTATCCCAAAAAGGAAGATGCGATCCAGCTCGCCATCGGCAACTTTACATCAGAGTCCTCCGTTACCGACCTGGTCGAGGTCACCGAGGCGTGGCACCTCAAGAGCGGTCCCAAGGCAAAAGACGGAAAGCACGCCTGCATCATCGAGGGCGCGACCCTCTTCGATGAAGAGTACTCACGGGATCACTTTCCCTTCGCCTTTTTCAAGTGGTCAGATCCCGTTCTCGGCTTTTACCCCCAGGGTGTGATGGAACAGACCGAGCCCCTGCAGAAGGAGCTCAATAAGCTCCTCAAGCGCCTCCAGCGGGCCGTTCACCTCTACAGCGTGGCCAAAACGTATGCGCCCAAGGGGACTGTTAACGAGGATATGCTCCGCAACGTCTCGGGCGATCTTGTGGAGTATGAGGGCAATGTGCCCCCTAAGGAGTTGATGCCCAACGCGATCAGCTCCGAGGTCTTCCGTCTCCTCAGCCTCTTGCGCGGCTGGATATTCGAAGATCAAGGTGTCTCTCAGATGAGCGCCACCAGTGTTAAGCCTCCCGGCGTAGAGTCCGGCCGGGCCCTGATGCACCTCGGCGAGATGGAGACCGGCCGCCATGCGCTGCTCTCTACGAGCTGGGAGGATATGTTTTGCGACGTGGCAGATCTTACGGTTGAGTGTTGCCATGACATCCCCAACCACAAGAGCCGGTTCCGCACCTCGGCCGGCTTCGAGGAGATCGACTGGGGCATCATAGATAAGGGTCTCTCCTATGAGCTCAAGGTTTTTCCAACGTCCTACCTCCCCATCACCCCGACTGGGCGCCTGGAGACGGTTCAGCAGCTCCTGGACGCGGGCCTTATCACCGACGAGCAAGAGGCCCGCAAGCTGTTGGCCTTCCCGGACCTGGAGCAGAGCGACAGCCTCGCAACGGCTGCCATTGATGACGTAGATCGCCAGGTGGATAAGATGCTCTCTGGCGAGGAGCAGAGCCCAGAGCCCTACATGGTGATGCAGCAAGGGATCATCGACCGCGTGAGCGCGGCCCTGTTCCGGGCGAAGCAGTTTCA